CCCTGGTGGTGGAGAAGGGCGGCAGCGGCTCCACTCTGGCCAGCATCGCGGCGGACATCCTGCGCTACTACTTCTCCGCCGAGGAGTCCCGGGAAGAGACCTTGACGGAGAACACCCTTATCCGGTAAAATAGGGGCCGCTGATTCTATCGGAGTAGAGCCCTCTTCTTCCCACACACCCCGCTTCCACGGGGCCGTGGATCTTCCCAAGGAGGTTTCCTTTTATGACTGACCGATCTTTGATCCGCAACTTTTCCATCATCGCCCACATCGACCACGGAAAATCCACGCTGTCTGACCGGCTCATTGAGCTGTGTGACGCCGTCCCCCAGCGGGAGATGGAGTCCCAGCTACTGGACAACATGGATCTGGAGCGGGAGCGGGGCATCACCATCAAGGCCCGGGCCGTCCGCCTGGACTACAAGGCGGAGGACGGCAGGACCTATGCCCTGAACCTGATCGACACCCCGGGCCACGTGGACTTCAACTATGAGGTGTCCCGGTCCCTGGCCGCCTGCGAGGGCGCGGTGCTGGTGGTGGACTCTACCCAGGGTGTGGAGGCCCAGACCCTGGCTAACACCTATCTGGCCCTGGAGCACGACCTGGAGATCCTGCCCGTGTTCAACAAGATCGACCTCCCCGCCGCCGACCCCCAGAAGGCCAAGCACGAGGTGGAGGACATCATCGGCCTGCCCGCCCTGGACGCGCCGGAGATCTCTGCCAAGCAGGGGATCAACATCCCCGCTGTGCTGGAGGACATCGTGCAGAACGTCCCCGCCCCCGCCGGCGACCCGGACGCCCCCCTGAAAGCCCTGATCTTTGACAGCCAGTATGACCCCTATCTGGGCGTCATCGTCTATTTCCGGGTGATGGAGGGCACGCTGAAAAAGGGCATGGGGGTCAAAATGATGGCCTCCGGTGCCAGCTATCAGGTGCTGGACTGCGGGTATCTCCGCCCCCTGGGCATGGACTCCTGCCAGCAGCTCACCGCCGGTGAGGTGGGCTGGTTCACCGCCTCTATCAAGAACGTAAAGGACACTCAGGTGGGTGACACCATCACCGGCGCCGACTGTCCCTCTGCAGCCCCCCTCCCCGGCTATCGGCCGGCCCAGCCCATGGTTTTCTGCGGCATCTACACCGAGGACGGCTCCAAATATCCTGATCTGCGGGACGCCTTGGATAAGCTCCAGCTCAACGACGCCTCCCTGTCCTTCGAACCCGAGTCCTCCATTGCCCTGGGCTTTGGGTTCCGCTGCGGCTTTTTGGGCATGCTCCACATGGAGATCATCCAGGAGCGGCTGGAGCGGGAATTCGACCTGGACTTGGTCACCACCCTCCCCTCCGTGATCTACGAGGTCACCAAGACGGACGGCACCGTGGTGCGGGTGGACAACCCCCACAACTACCCCGATCCCGGCGCCATCCTGGAGGCCCGGGAGCCCTATGCTAAGGTCTCCATCATCTCTCCCCCCGACTATGTGGGCAACATCATGCCCATGTGCCAGGACCGCCGGGGCGTGTTTAAGGACATGCAGTATCTGGACACCAACCTGGTGGAGCTGCACTACTCCATGCCCATCGGCGAGATCATCTACGACTTCTTTGACGCCCTGAAGGCCCGCACCAAGGGCTATGCCTCCCTGGACTACGAGCTGGAGGGCTATGAGCCCAGCGAACTGGTCAAGGTGGACCTGCTGCTCAATGGAGACCAGGTGGACGCCCTCAGCTTCATCGCCCACAGGGACAAGGCCTATGCCCGGGCCCGACGCATCTGCGAGAAGCTGAAGGAAAACATCCCCCGCCAGCTCTTTGAGGTCCCGGTCCAGGCGGCCATCGGCGGCAAGATCATCGCCCGGGAGACCGTCAAGGCCATGCGGAAGGACGTGCTGGCCAAGTGCTACGGCGGCGACATCACCCGCAAGAAGAAGCTGCTGGAGAAGCAAAAGGAAGGCAAAAAGAAAATGCGTACCTTGGGCACAGTCCAACTGCCCACTGAAGCTTTCATGGCAGTCCTCAAGCTGGACGAGGAGTGAGACACCTATGAAAAGATCCCATTTCGGCGGTATGCTGTTTCTGACAGGCAGCCTCGGATACCTTATCTTCAGCTTGTATCTGTCCCAAAATCAATATACCTATAACGGCATGACGGGCACCCTTGCAGCGCTGCTTGGCAACGAGCTGCTGATCCCCTACCTCGTTTTTTGCGCTATGGGGGTCATTGGATTTGTCATCTGCCTGTACGAGGCCTTTATCCGTAAACCTTAAGGATATCCCTCCCTGCCAAAAGCACCTTCCCTCCCGCGCTGTCCCATACGCCGGAGGAAGGTGCTTTTTTCTCTCCAGCCTGGTGTTCCAGTGTCAGGATAAAAAACTTCTATCAAGACCATTGAAATGAAGTATTGGACGGGAGAGGAAGAAGTGGTATAATGGCAACAGTAAGGAAAGCTGGACGGAGGTCCGGCAAATAATAAGGAAAAGGAGATCATTACAATGGCGAAAGAAGTCACTCCTGAGCAGATCGAAATGCTGGACGGGATGGTCGCTAAGGCCCGCGCTGCGGCGGAGATCATCGCCACCTATGACCAGGAGCGCGTGGACCGGCTGTGCCAGGCGGTCGCCGCTTCTGTGATCGACATGAAGGTTTGGGCGAACCTGGCTGACGAGGCGGTGGACGAGACCGGCCTGGGCGACAAGGTGACCAAGCGGAACAAGCGGAACAAGCTGAAGCTGATCCTGCGGGACTGCCTGCGTCAGAAGAGCGTGGGCGTGATCGAGGAGATCCCTGAGAAGGGCATCGTGAAGTATGCCAAGCCTGTGGGCGTGATCGCGTCTCTGGTGCCCACCACCAACCCCTGCCTGACCCCTGCCGGCCAGGTGATCTATGCCATCAAGGCCCGTGACGTCATCATCTGCAGCCCCCATCCGCGCGCGAAGAAGACCACCAACAAGTGCATCAACATCATCCGTGAGACCCTGGTGCGTGAGGGCGCTCCCGCCGACATCATCCAGGGCATCGAGGAGCCCAGCATCACCCTGACCCAGGAGCTGATGAAGCGCTGCGACCTGGTCATCGCCACCGGCGGCCGTCCCATGGTCAAGTCCGCATACTCCTCCGGCGTGCCGGCCTACGGCTCCGGCGCCGGCAACGCGACTGTCATCATCGACAACACCTGCAACACCCCCGAGCGTCAGGCTGAGGCTGCCATGAACACCCGGATCTCCAAGTGCTCCGACTTCGGCTCCGGCTGCTCCTGCGACGGCAACCTGATCATCCACGAGGACGTGTACGACGGGTTCGTAGCCGCCCTGGTGAAGGAGGGCGCTTACCTGGCCAACGAGGAAGAGGCTGAGAAGCTGAAGGCCGTCATGTGGGACGAGGCTGGGCACCGTCTGCCCAACACCGTGGCCATCAGCCCGCAGAAGCTGGCGGAGGCCGCTGGGTTCGAGATCCCGGCTGACCGGAAGTTCATCGCTGTGACCGGCGGCGGCATCGAGAACGTGGGCAAGGAGCACTTCTTCTCCAGCGAGAAGCTGACCACTCTGCTGACCCTGTTCAAGTACTACGGGGAGTTTGAAAACGCGCTGACCATGATGCAGGCCATGTTCAACGTGGGCGGCAAGGGCCACAGCTGCGGCATCTACTCCTTCGACGACGACCACATCCATCGTCTGGGCATGTGCGCCCCCGTGTCCCGCATCATGGTGCGCCAGCCCAACAACCGCGGCAACTCCGGTTCTTCCACCAACGGCATGCCTCCCACGTCTTCCATGGGGTGCGGCACCTGGGGCGGCAACATCGTGTCCGAGAACATCTGCCTGAAGCACTACATGAACACCACCTGGGTGGCCCGTCCTCTGCCCGAGGATATGCCCAGCAACGAGGAGCTGTTCGGCGAGTTCAACAAGCCGGACATGGACGTGGAGTGATCTGAGAGCCAGTTCTGATCCATTCCGTGCCGGCCCGGCCGGGCCGGCACGGTTTTCCAGAGAGGCGGCGCGAGGCCGCTGAAAGGTCCAAGGCGGAAAGCCGAGGCCGGGGCCCCGAAGGGGGCCGCTGACCTCCGTTTCCATCGCTACCCCTGTACAGAAGGCCGCCGGACATGCCTGCCAGTCGGCAGGCCGGGGCCCGGTCCCCTTTTGTATTGTCTCCTTCTTCCCACAAACGCCCGGTCCTTTCGGACCGGGCGTTTGTGGTGTTTCCCAATGAGGCGGGACAGGCCGCGGGGACTTTCCCCCTCCCTGTTCTAGATTTGTGTTGATATAAGGATACCCGGCAAATCTTTCGTCGATTTGCCGGGTGTTCTTGCTATGTATCAGATAATTTTTGCCTTGTTTGGCTTTTCAACGGAGTAAATAACGGTCAAAATGGGATTTTTAGCTTCAAACTATATGAAAAATTGTAGGAACAAGTAAAACTATAATTGCTCCTGTTACACTTACAGTTATAACTTTCCAAAAATCTTCCCTTTGCTGTTTGGTCATATTTTTATACCAATCCATACAATCACGTTCCTTTATCAGATTTGTCTAACTACTTTATTTATGATGATAGCAAAAATTCTTTGGTGTTTCATTTTCTATCATTATAAAATATAAACATGTTTTGTGCAAGGCACACTGGTGAAATCGCCGGAGTTGGAATCATCAGCACTTAGCTTGAACAGGGACCTTTTGAAAAAGTCAAGCATAAATTACAAAATATCAAGAAAAATTTTTGAAGTGTGATATACTTTCCCCGCTCCACCCTTGTGGAGCGGGGTTTTTCTCTGGTTTTCGCCCTGGGCTGGGCGCGAAAAATCACCGGCGGCCAAAACCCGGCCCCGGTTGTCCCGCTCCCGCTGTGCAGATTTCAGGCGGCCAGGTACTCCTCGAAAACGGCCCCGGCAGATCTCCATCCCAGGACCCGGCGCGGGTAGTTGTTCATCCATTCCGCCGCCATGGCCACTTCCGCCTCCGTCACCTGGTCAAAGTCCGTTCCCTTGGGGAACCACCGCCGCAGGATCCTGTTCATGTTCTCATTGCTCCCGCGCTCTTGCGGGGAATATGGGTGGCAGTAATATATTTTTGTGCGCGGGCCTTTTAACCTATATGACTTCTGGAGGCCGGCACAGTCCATAAACTCACAGCCATTGTCCACGGTAATGGTTCGGAACACTTCACGGAACCGCTTTCCCATTCTCCGCTCCACCCGGTTCAGCGCCCGGACCACGCTTTCCGCCGTATGGTCCGGGACCCGGATCACCAGGCCCCAGCGCGTCAGCCGCTCGGTCAGCACCAGCAGGGCCGCCTTGGATCCCACCGGCCCCATAATACTGTCCATTTCCCAGTGGCCAAACGTATTCCGCGCCCGGACCTCCGGCGGCCGGTCCTCGATGGTATCCCCGGGGGCCTCTTTCGCCCGCTCCCGCTGTTCGTACTCCCGCCGCCGCTCCCCTTTATACAGCAGGTCTTCCTCCGTCAGGTCCAGGAACACGTCCCCCCGGTAGATGTAGGAATAAAGTGTGGTTTCGCAGATGTGGGTTTCAAACTCCAAGCCGACCGCCTCGATGTAGGCCAGCACCGCGCCCGGGGAATAGTGGTCGTCTATGATCTTCCGCTCGATGAAATTGGCGAAAGCGTGATCCTTGCCCAGTTTGATTTCCGGCCCCTTCGCCCGTAAGTGCTCCTGGTACTTCCGCTCCGCCACCTCGGCACAGTATTCTTCCTGGAATATGTATCCATCTTTCTGCTGGAGGCACAGGCCGCGCTTGATCTCGTTGTATATAGTTTTCCGGCACACCCCCAGCATTTCCGCAATCTCCGCCACTCTGCCGCCGGTTTTCAGCGCCCCTTCTATTTTCAAACGGTCTTCCCATTTCAGATGATGAAAGCCCTTGTAATTCATAGTGCACCCCCTGCGCAAAAAGGCCGGCGTGGTTCAACCCACGCCGGCCCTCATTCTTCCTTTCCCAAAAGCCACACCACGGAAACGTCCAGGACCTCAGCTATCGTCACCACCTCGTAATCCGTGACAAGCCGATCCCCTATTTCCATCCTGCTGATTATGTCCCGCTCCGCCGGGACCCCTTGCAGTTGGAGCATACGGGCCAGGTCCGTCTGTGACAGCCGTTTCCCTAGCCGCGCCAGTCTGATCCGGTCCCCGCATATATTCTTCTTTCCATGGTATAGAAATTTCTTCACCGCCGCGCCTCCGTGTGGGAATAACCAGACTTTTTCTTAACTTTAGCACGGTTTTCCTCAAAATCCGTGGTAATAGTCTGAACAAAGAAAAATGATTATTCCGGCGGGGCGGCTATTCATGCGGGCCACCCCGGCGCGTGTGGCTCCGCTACTCTTTTCCCAGGATTTCGTCCGCCAGGCGGTCCATGGCGGTTTCCATGAACTCATTAAGGCTATATCCCCTAGCATTTGCTGCGGCCCTATACCTGTCCTTTTTCCCTTTCCTCACAAACGGGGAAAGGCGGTCATAGTTTGCGGCATTATACTTGTTTTTCGCTCTGGTTGCCGCGGTTCCTTTCCTTGGCTCCATGTCCTCGCCTCCTTGGTGTAATTCTATCACCTTTCTATATCTCACACAAGTATATATTTTCCACAAACTCTCACAAGTATATTTGTGCATTATTCCATCTTGAATTTATACTTGCGTGAGTATATAATACTAATCAGAAAGGGGGTGGTTCAAATGGGAAACAAAAAGCGCCGTAGGCGAAAACCTACGGCGCAGCCCTCCAGAAAGGTTGACTTCCTGGCCGACATTCTGGCGGGCACGGTATCCGGCCTGATAACAGCGGCAATCCTCAAATTGCTGGACTGGTAAAGGCCAGGGGTGCGGGGCCACAACCCCGCACCCCAAATATAAAACAAATCATCTAGTTTTGTCAATAGGAGGGCAGACGATGAAATTTCTAATTTCTCTGATTATCTTTGTGGCGGTATTCGTCCCGCTCCGGCGGTTGTTCCGCAAAATCCTGAAAGGTGGGAAAGACAATGTTGATTAAGCAGGGCGAGAGATATGGCGCCATGGTCGGCAATATCCGGGTTTTCACCATGGAGCGTGCCGTGGAGGTCTATAAAATGTTTGCCGCCCGGTGCTATGCGGACCTCACCATGGAGGCCAGCGTGGTCCTCTCCAATGTTGGGGACGATATGCACCGCCTTGGATTTACCTGGGCCGAAATTGAAGATATGGAACTGGAAGCAATCGCCTGATCCGGTGGATCAGGCTCCCCCAGTGGAAAGGCAGGATAATATGAGATACAGCGAACCGCAGCGCACCTATAACCAGGCCCGGCGGGCCAGCGAATTGGCCGGGGCCAGGGCCTCCGCCCATGAAAGGGCGTTTTTAGCTGCCAGGGGCGCCACGGACCGGCACGGCCAGCCCGCCCGGTGCCTTTGGCAAATCGAAAACGACGCCGTTTTTGACGCCCTGGAGGCGGAGTACCAGGCGGACCCGGAGGCCGTCAAACTGCAAAAGGACGATATGGCCGCCAGGGCGGCGTTGATAAAAGCAGAAAAGGCCCTGGTGGCCTGGGCGCTCTCCATTGTCCCCGCTGGTACTCGCGCCACCCTTGCCCCCGCCGCCGAAATGGACCACGCCACCCGAAAAAAGATCATTGACTTGGCCATGCGGCTGGACGCCTCCACCATATCCCGCCGCGCCGTATAAAGGAACCCCCGGCGCCACGCAGGTGCCGGGGGTTCTCTTTACTCCTCGTTTCCTTTGTTCCAGTCGATGATCTGTTCCAGGGCCTCCCGCAGCTTGTCAAATCCAAACATAGCCGCATAGGCCACGAACAGGCCCAGGGCCACCGCGCCGGCCACCATGTACCAGGTGACGGCCCAGCCCATGACCTGGCAGGCCGCGAAAAACGCCACCAGGGTGACGGCCATGGCCACCACCACCGCCAGGATATTGGTGGGGATCTTGTCCCAGGTGATTTTCTTCACCACCTGGGTGATGATGTTGGTGATCACGGTCAGGATCAGGGCCGCCAGCAGGATGGCAGACACCGCCAGGGGGATGTACTGCATAATGGTTTCCATGTGTATGTCCTCCTTAAAATTATTTCACAGCCCCGCCCAGGGCGCACAGCAGCAGGTCCAGGGAGGGGAATGTGTCGTAGTTTGCCAGCCAATAGTCCGGGGTGTTGATCACGCCGGCGGCCACCAAGGCGGCCACGCCCTGCTCCGGCGTGTCGGTACAGGTTCCGGCCTTGGTGATGGTCTGCGCGGCCTTTATCAGCAGGATCTCCAGGTATTGCACCGTTCCGGCCTCCGCTGTGTCCGCCCAGTAGTCCGGGGAATTGATCACGCCCAGGGCCTCCAGCTTGTCCGCCGCGGCCTGGGGGGTGTCCTGGAGCATAAGCACCTGGCCCGCCCGGATCAGGTTCTTGTTTTGGATGGCGTTGATCTCCACCAGGGTGTCCACGGTAGTTCCGTAGGTGCTGGCAATCTTGGAAAGGGTGTCCCCGGATTTTACCGTGTAAATGGTAGGGCCGCCCGCCGTGGCCGTTCCCCCAGAGGTCCCGTCCAGCTTCTTGGCAATGGCGGCGAAGTCCGGGCAGATAAACCCGCGAATATACTTCCCGTTGATGGCCATGGTGCGCTTGCCCACCTTGCCGCCGCTCATGTTGCCCTCTGTCACCACAAAGGTGCCCGCCGCGCTGTTTACCTGGGTAACAATGCCGATATGGTCCCCGGCTCCGGTGCAGTCGCCTTTCCCGGTGTCGTCCCAGTCGTACACGCAGGCACCGCCCACATGGCAGAAGTGGGCGTCATTCTCCACCCAAATGCCCTTTCCCTTTGCGATCTGTACGAACTTTTCCACGCCGCACTCGGTCCCGGTGTACTCCGCAATCCCGGCCTTTATGTATGCCGCGCTCACCGTGGCCGCGCAATATGCGTCTTTCACCTGCATTTTGTAGCCGCGGGCCAGGGGCTTGTGGCTGTTGTAGATCTCCAGGATCTCCAGGTGCTTGGCACTTCCCTTGGTAGCGCCCACCCATGCGTTGATAATGTCGGCAACTTTCTGCCGCAGTTGATTTTCTGTCATTGGTAAAGCCTCCTTAAATGCCCACATCCGGCGGCTCTGTCCGGTCCGTGGGCGGTTCCTCCGGTGCGGTCTGGTGGCCGCTCCCGCTCGTTCTGGCGGCCTCCGCCGCCTGTTTTTCTTTGGTGGTCTTAATCCACCCCATGACCCCGTTTTCAAATCCGCAGACGCCGAACACGCAGGCCGTCAGAGTGTCCGGCTCGTTCCCGGTGTGCCAGAATACCACCAAATCCGCCGCGGTATAGAGGATCAGCACCACGGCCTCCAGGATCAGCACCTTGTCCATGGTGCCCATTTTCTTTTCCGCGGCCTTGGCCAGACGTGCGGCCGCTTTTCGGTTCCCGCCGGCCAGCCGCGTGGCGGCCCAGCACAGCGCAAACCCCAGCACGGCGCCGCCTGCCATGGCGGCCGCCGCAATGATCAGCATTTTCACGCCCCGCGCCCCCTTTACAGGAAGTCAGCCTTTTCCAGGCAGTCCTCGTAAATATCCTTGATCCGCTTGGAGGTCAGCACCGTGGTGTTGTTCTCAAAATTGGGGTGGTTGTCACAATACCGCTCGTAGGTGGTAATATCCCGCAGGATCTGGTCAAAGTGTTCTTTTGTGTGCCGCACTCCGTGGATGGTTTCATCCCCGAAGTGGAGGATCCGGGACCGGCAACTGATCGCGTCCCGCTCCTCCTGGTCCGCCTTCATGTCCTTCAGGTCCCGCTCCAGTTGGTCCACCTTGGCGATCACCTCCCCATTGATGGCGCGGCCGATGGCCTTGGCGACGGCGGACCATGGATTTACCTTGAGCGGTGCCACCTGGATCAGCGTCATGGCCGTCAGTAGCACCCCGCCGCCGCCCAGCAGAATTTCCTCCAGGTTCAAGGTCCCACCCCCTCACCAACGGCCCTGGCATACTGGCGCCGCACGGCCGCGATTTCCTCCTCATGGACCAGCGCCCCGAACTGGGCCAGTTCCATGGCCTGGGCCTGAATGATCACGTTCATGCGGTCAATGACGGCGCACAGCTCTTCTGCCAGCTTAGTGTTGTCCATTCTCTCTTCCTCCTGAAATCTTTCTTTCAAATCATCTTTTGTGGGCAGTCTGTGGGGATAAATTGGTGTCGCTCTGGTCATCCAGTCCATCACTCTACCACCTCAAAATACTGCACCACCAGCTCGTGCGGGAGGTATTACAGGACGACTTTTCCGCCGTCCGCATGGATTTTTATCTTATGTCATCAAGGGATCTCCTCCTCTCGATCTCCCGGGGAACTTGTCTACCAAATGTCTACCATCAAAGGCGGCGGAAAATGCTGAATCCCATCGACTTGCCCCCAATGTAGCAGCAGAACGGTCTACCAACGTCTACCACTCATGGCCCGGAGCCCTTGACGGCTCCGGGTTTTTGTTACGTGCAAGGGCCTGTAAACACCCCTGACGAGGCGTTCCTGGCGCTGTACGGGATGGCGGGGTCCATCGTGGAGATGCCGCCGGCGGTGG